CCACTGGCAGTTTTAGATGCGGAATATCTTATTAAATTACATAGAAAATAAAGAAAAGTTATACGTCTATGATCCTGTAGAAGAAGCTACTGATCCTAATGCAGAGCTTTTTAATGGTGTTATATTGCAAGCTCTTATTGACATTTGCAGTGAAGAGGAGTATAACACTAAGCATCATAAGGGCGCAAAAGAAGAAGCTATGGCATGGTTTTTCTCAACGATAGTATCAGTTGTGGATAACTTTGAAATGGTTTGTGATTTAGCTGGATTAGATTCTGGTACAGTAAGAAATTTTGCAAGAAAAATTACATTATCTAATAACAAAGAAGTGTTAAGACAACAAATGTTGAGGCATTTTCATGACTAAACTTAGAGAAGATTTTAATAGCTACATTAAAAGGAGGCAGAAAGAAGTGGACGAACAGGAGGCTACATCAAAACAAGTTGGTGGTGATCATTACAAAGATTGTAAAATACAGCCTGTTGAGTATATACATAGCAATGAGCTAGACTTTTTTGAAGGTAACATTGTTAAGTATATTACTCGTCATAGAAAGAAAGGTTCTGGATCGCAGGATATTAGAAAGGTTATCCACTACGCAGAACTTATATTGGAACTAGAGTACAACGAATTACCATAGGGGAAGTAAATGTTTAAATCTAATAAAAATCCACAGTTTAGATCAAAGTTTTCTGAAGATATCTTTTATACAAAGTACGCACATGCTGGTGCTGAAACCATGCATGAACTTGCGGCTACTTTAGTAGAAGATGTATGTCAAGAGTATATGAGTAAGTCTGAAAAGGATGAGCTTGTCAGTCACATTGCAGACCTACGGTTTTTGCCGGGAGGTCGCTACCTTTATTATGCAGGTAGAGATAAAAAGTTTTTTAATAATTGTTATCTTCTTAATTGTGAAGAAGACACTAGAGAAGATTGGGCTAATCTCTCATGGAAAGCTGAGTCCTGTCTGATGACAGGTGGTGGCATTGGTGCCGACTATTCTGTGTACAGAGCAGAGGGTAAAACTCTAGGAGGTACTGGCGGTATCTCTAGTGGACCTCTTCCTAAAATGCAAATGATTAATGAAATTGGCCGCAGAGTTATGCAGGGTGGTAGTCGTAGGTCTGCTATCTATGCTAGTCTTAACTGGAAACATGAAGATGTTTATAAGTTTCTTTCCGCAAAGAATTGGAAAGATATGCCTGTTGGTACAACGGGACAGTCCCTGTTTGATATTAAACAAGATGACTTTAATTTTCCTGCACCTTTAGATATGACAAACATAAGTGTAAACTATGACACTGAATGGCTGTTAAATTATTGGAATACAGGAGAACTTGGGGATGTCTTTATTACTAATGTACGGCAAGCTTTATCAACTGCAGAACCGGGATTTAGTTTCAACTTCTTTGATAAAGAAAAAGAGACACTGCGAAATGCATGCACAGAGGTTACATCAGAAGATGATTCCGATGTCTGTAACTTGGGTAGTCTTAACTTTGCTAGGATTGATGGCGTTGAGCAGCTACGCTCTGTGGTTGAGTTAGCTACTAAATTTTTAATATGTGGTACTCTACGAGCACAACTTCCCTACGAAAAGGTTTATAAAACAAGAGAAAAGAACCGCCGTCTTGGTTTAGGTTTGATGGGACTGCATGAGTGGTTGATACAACGAGGCAGTAAATACGAGACAACAGAAGAGATGCATCGTTGGTTGAAGATTTACAAATCAGAATCTGATAAAGTTTCTGATGAGTTCTCTGATTTATTAGGCGTCTCTCGTCCAGTAGCAAAGAGAGCAGTAGCACCTACAGGAACTATCGGTATTATTGCTGGTACTTCTACAGGCGTAGAGCCTATCTTTGCTGTAGCTTACAAACGTAGGTATCTCAAGAACCGTAGGTGGCACTACCAATATGTGGTTGACAGTGCCGCTCAAGAGATGATTGAGTTGTATGATGCTAATCCTGACTCGATTGAATCAGCTATGGACTTGGCTACAGACTATGAACGTAGACTTTCATTCCAAGCAAACATTCAAGAGTATGTAGATATGTCAATCTCCAGTACAATTAATCTACCTTCTTGGGGATCAAAAGAAAATAATGAAGACCTTGTTATTCCTTTTGCAAATACTCTTGCTAAGTACGCACATAGGCTGAGAGGGTTCACTTGCTTCCCTGATGGTAGTCGAGGAGGTCAACCTTTAACTGTTGTACCTTACAAAGAAGCTGTAGATAAACTTGGTGAAGAGTTTGAAGAGAACATTCAAACACATGATATCTGTGAGATAGCTGGCACAGGAGGAGTGTGCGGAGTTTAACTCTCGTAGCTCAACTGGATAGAGCAACAGACTTCTAATCTGTAGGTTGCAGGTTCGAGTCCTGCCGAGAGTGCCAAAAAAAAGCTTGACAAAAATAAAAAAATATGTTATATACTAAGCGGGAATGCCATAATGGGTTCCCGCAACATCTTGCTAAAAGGAGATAACAATGCTTTCAGATTATATGTATAGACATGCGATTGGTTTAATGGATTTATTTAATGACTTACAGACCATGCAAGGAAATTCAGATAAAGGAAATTTTCCTCCCCATAGAGTAACAGATATTGAAGATAAGACTTATTACTTAGAGTTTGCTGTAGCAGGTTACGCTAAAGAAGATTTAGAAGTTATACTAGAAGACTCAGAAACTCTTGTGGTTCAATCATCAGGTTCTCGCACCCAAAAAACAGGCGATAATACAAATGGCGAGTTGTCTACTAGCTATGACGGTATTGCTTCAAGAGGATTTAAAAAACAATTTAAATTAAATCCTTATTTAAAAGTAAAAAATGTTACGCTAAAAGATGGGTTGCTAACTATTGAGTTAGAAAAAACCTTGCCAGAAGAAAAGAAATCAAAACTTTTAACAATTAACTAGAAAGGAAAGGGGAGAGCAGAAATGTTCTCCCCACTCTGATGGCTAAAGATATAAATAAAAAAGTTTTAGAAACCTACCCAACAAAAAAGAAAACTAGCATAGGTAAATCACCGCTCTCCAGACCAACTAATAAGTCTAAGCGAAGAGCATGGAAAAAATATAGAGGACAAGGAAAGTGACAAAGAGATTTCTTAAACTAGACAAAGAAGTGTTCGATATTTTTTGGCCTGATCTAAGTATATTATTTAATAAGGTAATAGCAGAACAAGGCTCTGGTCGAGATAGTCTTGAACTTCTCTATACTAAACTTAAAAATGATTTATTAGAAGTTTGGATTTATAAAAGTGAAAATGGTATACAAGCAGCTTACTGTACAGCTATTACAGACTATCCAGAAAAGAGAAGTTTATTCTGGGGTTATATGAGTGCTGTAGATAACAACATGGCTGAGTGGAAAGAGCCGATGATTGCTGCGCTGAAACATTACGCCCTACATACTAATTGTGATTGTGTAGAATTTTTCTCAACAAGAACTGGATGGAATAAAATCTTTGAAGATGCTGGCGCTATTGTAGAAAATATAGGTACAATTTATGAGGTGACTTTAGATGACAAATAATATACCCACAATATATATTGGATATGATAGTAGAGAAGGAGTGGCATGTAAAGTTTTGCAAGAATCAATCTTAGATCATACAAGTGCGCCTGTAAATATTGTACTACTAAAACAAGGAAGGCTGAGAGATATTAATTTTTACAGACGAAGCTACTATGTATCGGGTGACGGTATTAAGTTAGATGACACAGACAGGAAACCATTCTCTACAGAATTTAGTTTCACTAGATTTCTTGTACCATTTCTAAATATGCATAGAGGTACTGCTCTTTTTATGGACTGTGATATGCTAGTCAGATCAGATATTATGGAAGTTTTTGATATTCCTAAACAGTCAGAGAGGAAAGCTCTCTGGTGTGTTAAACATGATTACAATCCTAAGTCTGCTATCAAGATGGATGGACAGGTACAGCAGCAGTATAGTAGAAAGAACTGGTCTTCTTTTATGTTGTGGTCCTGTAGTCACCCCGGCCATAAAAATCTTACTATAGATGATGTCAACTTAAAAACTGGTTGGTACTTACATAACTTTCAATGGTTAGATGACAAAGATATTGGAGAAATTGATCAAGCATGGAACTGGTTAGACGGGCATTCGGATGATACTCTTGAAGCAAAGAATGTACACTTTACTACAGGCGGTCCTTGGTTTAAGGATTGGAAACCTAGCAAACGCTCTGATGCTAAGTATGCATTGGAGTGGGAGACACTTCATGATGCTATCGTATTAGAAGAATCTCTTGGAAAGGAAAAAGAAATTAAATGGAAAAAAACATATGTTTAAAAATGTAACAGTAGTAACTTCCTTTTCAGAGGATGGCTGGGATACCTATGCAAAAGAGATGATATGGTCTATTGCAGAACACTGGGAACCAGAAATTAAAGTTGTAGCTTATTATCATGACTTTGATATTACAACAAAAGATTTACCAGAGTGTAGACACATTGAGTATAGAAACCTTAATGATCTAAGTGAATTGATTGAATTTAGAGAAAGGTTTAAAGAGTATGATGGCACAATGGGTGGTAAGTCCCAGTATACTTTTAGATTAGATGCTATTAAGTTTTGTCACAAAGTCTTTGCTATTACAGACTGTGCCTTTGGTCTTTGCGAAACAGTTGAGAAGCCGGGATGGCTTGTATGGTTAGATGCAGACACAGTAGCAGTTAGACCTCTTAGTAGATATAATCTTTTACAAAGCCTACCAAAAGGTAGTGATCTCGTACACTTAGGCAGAAAGAACTTTACCTACAGTGAGACTTCTTTTATTGGGCTTAATCTAGAAAGCCAACCACCTATAGATTTTCTAGGTGATTTTCTTGGAGCATATCTTTCAGGCGAACTACTGCACTACAGAGAGTGGCATGATGGCTTTATATTTGAACGACTACTCACAATCTACAAAGCTCATGGTCTAAAGTTTCATGATTGGACGGGCGATCTAGATATTAAGAGTATGACGGAAGGTAAGCAAGCTTTTGAATTATTTCCCCTTGGTGATTATGTTAAACACAAAAAGGGTAAAAAGAAAGATAAAACATACGAAGTAGCTCCTGATGTAACAGGTCCAGCCAGATACAAACAACTTAATAAAATGGTCGATACCTACAAGCCTAACACAATTGTAGAAACAGGAACTTGGAATGGTGGTAGGGCTATTGAAATGGCTATGTCAGCATTCCTGCATGTTGATGAAGTAACCTATACAGGATACGATTTATTTGAGGATGCTACGGAGGAACTTGACAAAGAGGAGCTTAATAGTAAAGCACACAATAGCATTGAAGCAGTGACTGCTAGACTAGATGAGTTTACTGAAGCTATGAAAAGCCAAGGTAAAACTTTTAACTTTACTCTTATCAAAGGTGATACAAAAGAAACTCTTAAAAATACAAAAGCAGACTTTGCTTATATTGATGGAGGACATTCAGAGGATACAGTCAATCATGACTACAAGATGTTAAAGGAGTGTGATGTAATTGTCTTTGATGATTATGTAACTAAAGATGAGAATGGTAATGATCCCGGTGAGGAGTTCTATGGTGTAAATAAGATTATTGAAAAGTTTGAAGGTCGTAAAAAAATACTACCATCAAAAGACAGAATTGTAGAGGGTGGTATTACACACTTAGCTGTTATTATTAATAATGATAATATACCAGACATACCAGAAAACTTTGATGCTATACCTATTGTTATCCAACCAAGAGACTGTATGCCTAAAGAAGATATACAGAACAATGTTAAAGAGAATACTAAGCTTATTAATAAATGGATTGGAAGAGCATCACCCAATGACGAGGTAGCTGTTCTAATATCAGGTGGGGATAGCACTGATTGGGATAAGGTAAGGTCTATTATTGATATGGAGGGACCGCTACGCACTAAGGTAGTGTGTGTTAAACATTCTTATCCTACTCTACTTAAACAAAAGATTCAGCCTTGGGCTTGTGTCATCCTTGATCCAAGACCCATTGAAGGACTAAGTACACATGGAGTAGTTCGTAAAGATTTGTTTAAAGACATTGATCCACAAACTATTTTTATGCCAGCATCTATGACTGATCCTTCTATCGTTAAATTAATTAAAGAAAAGACAAATAATATTATTGGATGGCATGCCTTCACACAATCACTACAGGAGAATCAAAAAGATCAGCTAGTTAATAATGCTGTTAAAGTTAATGAAGAGCTAGGTATACAAGAAGGTGCTACTATGATTACAGGTGGAACCTGTGCAGCTATGAGGTCGATAGGTATCATGCACACTCTTGGCTTTAGAAAGTTTCATTTATTTGGATATGACTGCTCTATGCCAGAGCCACCAGATGAAGATAAAGATCAAAAGATGGAAGATGGAAAACCAAAGTATCTAAAAGTTGGTGTTAAGGATCAAGAGTTCTGGACAACAGGAGAGCTTATTGCAATGGCACAGGACTGTGAAAAACTATTTTCAAAAGAAGATGTTGATATGAAGATTAATTTTCATGGAGAAAATACTTTGGTAGCTGCATGCTGGGAGCTATCACCAGTACATCAATTAAAACACTATCACCAAATACTAGACTTATAGGAGGATACAATGCTAGGAATTGCAGAATCAGTTATCGGCGTTGCGGGTAAAGTCTTAGATAAATTTGTAGAAGATAAAGATTTAAAAACTAAACTTAACGCAGAGCTTCAATCACAATTAATTAATCTAGATGCTCTTCAAGCACAAACAAATCTAGAACAAGCCAAACATGATTCTATTTTCGTTGCAGGAGCTAGACCTGCTATCATGTGGATATGTGCCTTTGCTTTAGCATGGCAGTATATTATAGCACCAATGGCATCATGGGCTTTGGCTATATGGTATCCTGTAGTTACACTACCACAGCTAGGTACTGAAGAGCTTACGGGGCTTGTTATGGCATTACTCGGATTGGGGGCAGCCCGTTCATACGAGAAGGCTAAAGGTGTAGCTAGAAATAGAATGTAATTCATGTTAAACGAAAAACAAGAAAAATTTGCACAAGCATATGTGCTTAATCACAATGCTACAGATGCAGCAAAAACAGCAGGGTACTCTGATAGGTCAGCATATAACCAAGGCTATAGACTGCTGCAAGAGGAAGCTGTTAAGGAAAGAATTGAGGAACTATCAAGAGAACTGAAGACAACAGTAGATGTTGTATCAGAGATTGAAAAGCAATATGAGTTTGCTAAAGGACAAGGCCATATTAACAGTGCTATCAAAGCTCTTGAGTTATTGTCAAGAGTTAGAGGTAACACTGCTGATACTGGCAAGAGTGTTGGTAAAGATGAACTTGTAACAATGATAGTAGGATGCTTACAAGTTTTAGGTAAGGAAGAGGTTGATAAGATTATGGCTAAGTGTACCTTTGACTAAGGTGGTTTAGCCTTGAGAGAAATCATTTTTGAGAAAAAGAACTGCATAGTTTCTATAAGCTCATAAATAATTTTAGTTCTCCTTTTCTACCGGGGGATGTTTTCCGTTGTGCATGTGAGATAATTTAGACACTTCGTTTTTTAATTGTTTTATCTCAGCAGCAACAGTACCTTTTCTTTTATTTTCTATAGCTAAATTATTTGGACTAAGTATGTCAGATAAAACTCCAATTTGTTGACGAAGAACTGAAACATTTTGTTCGGCTGTATCTAACTCTCTATTTAATTCATCTATATGTTTTTTAATTTCTTCTTGACCAGATTTTAGAGTAGCAACCTGTGAACGTACCAAGGCCCATGCTCCTGATAAAGAAGCTATGACAGCACCAAGTTGAAACAACATTCTAACATCTAGTTCCATTACTTATAGCTCCATACCCAAGGTCTACTATTAGATTCTTGATTAGACAAATCGTCAATATGTATAAATCTTGAATCATGATTTCCTCGTTGAGCAACACCAATACCTGTCATACCATGTTTGAAAGCTAATTGTATTATATCATAAGCAAGTTTACCCATACACTGTATGTCTACCGCTCTTCCTTGTGTATGTGAAGAGTTAGGAACGCCACCTATAGCACTGTTATGGGCAGGGTGACGATAGGCAGAGGTTATAATAAGTGGCCTACCAATCTCCTCTCTTAGATTATCTAGCTTATGCATGAAGTTATCATCCATTCCATACTCACCTGTTCCTTTACAAACAAGTTCGTCATGGGTAAAGTATTTCCAATTAGACATTTTATTCCTCTCTAATAGCAGTATTAAATAGACTTGTATATAAATTATTTATTCTTTCTAATGGTAAAGGCGCACCAGTTTGAAAGCGTACCTTACTAAGAGTTTCACTAACATCATCAGGAATAAATGTATTTGAGTTTGCTGCGTTAATAAATGTTGCAACTCCCGGTCCTAAATCTCTAGTATAATTTTGAGTTAAACCTTTTTGAAGTTCATTTATATAATCACCTTCTAATAATGATCTATAAGAATCTAGTGTAGCTTGAAGTTTTCTAAACTTTGAAATCTTTTGAGTTTGTCCTTTAACATACGCATCATAAACATCATCTGGAGATTGAAGTGCATAAGATGCTAGTTTCTCATTTACATATTGCCCTGTATTTTTTAAGTCACTTGTTATAGGTAATATGTTTCTCCGCATACCTTGAGTAAGATCAAGTCTAGCTTTCTTTAATCCAAAAAACTCTTCAAGACCGTCATAACCTGTAACACCTGCAGCACCAGATACTAGCCCACCAGTAGGAGTAGAATATCCATATTTAGAAACTTCAGTTCCAGTTGGATCAGACAAGAATGAATTAATTGAAATACCTTCTTCACCTAATGCTTTAGCTTTAGCTTCTTGAAAAGCTAGTCTATTTCTTAAAAATTTAACAATGCCCGGTTCAAATATTTCTCCGGTCCCTATAGCTATATTTTTAAAAGCATCACCTACCTCAGTAGGAGTTTCAAAATTTTGACCTTGACCTGCAGCATCTAAAAATCCTTGAGTAATCATAGATGTTCCTAAAAATGGGCCAAGCATTTGATCAGATAATTGTAAAGCTAGTTTAAGTCCATCATCTGATGTAAATTGTTGATCATCAGAATATAGTTTATCAACAGCACTGTGTAATGTTCTGCCTCCTATCTTTAAATATTCAAAAGGATCGAGAGGACCAAGATCAACATAATCAACAACAGTATTACCACCAGCTTTCTTAAATGGACTTAAAAATATTTTAGCTGTGTTAGCTGAATAGCTTGGTACAAGATTATTAATAGCATCTTTTTGATCTTCAGATATACCAAAAATAGCTTGGCTATAATCAGATGCCATATCACCACCTAATCCAGCAGCAGTTATACCACCAAGTCTTTTCATTCCTTCGGCAACTAATCTAGGATTATTAGAGGCTAAATCTTGCATAGTATATTTTACTAGATTTTTAGTAACTCGTATCATCTCTGCAGGAAAAGCTAAGAAGTCACCAACAGGCGCACCCCTAAGTTTTTTAAATCCTCTAGGAACAAGATTATAGTTAGGCATTAAATCTCTTGTTCTCTGTGCAGCAAGTCTATCTAATTCATCAGGATCAATATTAGAATAAGCTTTCTTTAAATAGTCTTTTGTTTTTTCAAAATGCATAACTTTAAAAAAATCATCTTCTGCTTGATACAATTTAAATAAGCTCTCACCACCAGTTCTATTTAAAATCTTTTGTCCTAGACCATTAGGTTCTAATTTAAATGCATCACTAGCTACCTGTCTAATAATATTAGCGGTAACACCACTATCTATAATTCCAAGCTCTTGATATTTAGCTACATTATCTGCTAACTCTTTTGAGCTAACATTTCTAAATTTAGAACCTACTGTATTTGTAGCTTCCTTCCATCCTTTAAGACCGGGAAGCATACCGTTGGCAGTCATAAGCACTGTGTTACCCATCATATTTCTAAAATGGGTAGCTGGATTACCTACAGTTTTTGATAACTGTGATATAGATTTAGCTTTTAAAAATCCTCTAATAATACTATTAGGATTAGCACCAAAAAAACCATCTTCACTTAATGTATCTTGAATTATTTTTTGATAATTTTTATCTGCATATAAACCCTCTAATGGATTTTTAAAATCACCTCTAGCAAAACCAGAAACAATTCTATCTATTCGTTCATTTCCTGCATCACCTATAGATCGTAGTCTATCGGTTGGAATATCATCAAAAATAGTCATACCTCCATAAACTCTAGGTTTTCTAGCTAAATCATTTCTATCTAAATGTCTTTTAACTCCGTCAAGATAATCAAATTCTGATTTAAATGCAGAAAGTTTTTCAATAGTATTTTGAAAATTTTTAAATGGATTTTTAGTTTCACCCCAAAGTTTTCTAATTTCAATAGGTATATCTTTTCTAGCTGCAGTAGCTCTACTGGTGCTACCATTAACAGAATTACTATTAAATAATGTATCAAAAACCTCTCTATCTGTTTTGCCTACTTGACCTTCTACTAATTGCCTTAACACCTCACCTATATCTTCTTCTGGAATATTAAACTCTCTTCTTAAATATGAAGCAGCGTCTTGTTTTATATTTTCTGGTATATCTTTAAATTTATATTTAGGATCATCAAAAGCTCTGTATGATCTATTAACATAAGTACCTAGATTTTCATTAATTTTTATTTGTAAATCGCTACCATCTTTTAAAAAGTTATTACTTACAAAAGAAGATAGATTATCAATTTCATTCCTCATAAGATCAACAGTATCTGCTGCAAAAACAGAGTCCTGCCTTAATATATCTTTAGCAGCTTGATCACCTTCTAAAGCTTTATTAACTACATTTTCTAAATAGTCATCATTATATAAACCTTTATCCTTTAATTCTTTTTCTAAAGGTTCATTAAATCCTCTTACTTTTGTAAAAGCTGCAGAAGCAGCACCATCTTTTTTAACAGCAAGCTCAAGCATAGTCTCGTCTGTGCCACCAGTAGCTGTAAAAAATCTATCAAGTCGAGTAACCTCACTTATTTTTGGTGCAACAGATTTAGTTAATGCTTTTAAAACTTTACCACCAGTTACAACAGCACCTCCAAGAATACCCTCGAATGCTAAATTATTAATAAGTTGATCAATAAATTGTTGTTCTTCTGGATCATCAAGATCAATAGTTCTACTTCTAATTTTATCTAAATATTCTTCAGGAAGGTATTTATTATCAACAATAAGATTAGCTATATTATCTTCAGGTCTTTCATAAGCTGAATATGTAAGATTAGCAGTACCGATACCAGCAACATTACGTCCTAGTTTACCAAGACCTAATGCACCTTTAGCTACTTTAACTGCACCAAGATAGGGAACAAGGTATGAGCCTATTTCAGCACCTATATTTCTAATATCACCTGTTAAACCTTCTCCATGATATGGATCAAATGTTTCTTGAAAAGTTCTTTTAACCTCAGTAGGTATATATTCACTGATATCATCAGCAAAATTACCAACAGTATTAGATACAGATTCTGGTAAAATCATATCTCCAAGCTCAACAATACCTTTACCTGCTCTACCTAAAGCAGAAGTAACCATAGCTACAGGAGCAGGACCAAATCCTTCTGATGGATCAACCTCTCCCTTATCATATTTTTTATAATAAACCTCAGACTCGTCATAATATTTATCAACATCTACGCCAAAAGATTCAATGATACTTTCTACCTTTTCAGGATTTACATCATCACCTTCAAGATTAGCTAGTCTATTTTTAATATCATGAAAAGTTTGAGTACGATAGCTTATGCCCATTTATTTAGGCTCCTCTCTATTAACAGGTGTGCGTCCTGCTCCTCTAACTTTTTCTATATTCCTTCTAGCAGCATCGTCAACTGTCTCACTTGCAGTTCTTCTTGAACCTTCACCTCTTCCCCCAGATGTTAAAGATGGGTTTCTACCAAGAGTATCAGCATAATCAAGAGCATTTCTTGCCGCTGCTCTTGGAGTCATACCCTCACCTAAATTACTCAAATATCTTTCTCCAATCATAACCCTACCTCTAGGGTTTAATTCAGTTATTCCTTCAGATACTTTTGCAACAAAGTTTGCTCCCTCGTTAGCGTCTAGTCCTCCAACTACACTTTCAGCTTCAGCCTTTGCTTTTCTTAATCTATTTTGAGACTCAAGTTCACTTCTTCGCATATTAAGTTTAGCTCTAGCTAAATTAATATTTAGACCTTCTTTTAATACGTCTTGTTCAATATCTTTAGCAGCTTTCATTTCTTTTCTAAAGTCACTTTGTATATCCTTTAACTCTGCAATAGAAGGTAGTGCAGCCTGATTTAGTTTTGCAAGGAAGCCACCGGGTCCAGCTTGACCAGCAAATCTAGCAGATGTTGCAGCAAGTTCTGCAAATAATCTCATTTCTCTAGCTTCCTGTGCTTCAGCCATTTCTACATCAGTCTCTCCCTTTTTCTTTTCTAAGAAAGATAGATAATCATCAAATGCTTTGTCTAATGTATCATAAGCACTTGAAAATTCTTTTTTTCCATCTTGAAGATTTTTATTTTCATTTGCATCTAAAATACCTCCATCACCGCCACCTTCTTTGGCAGCAGCAACTGCAGCTTTTTCTTCACCAGCTTTTCTTGCAAGAGCCTCAGTCTCCATCTTTTTCATATCTAGTTTAACTTCTGCTTTTGAATATGATCTACTAGCTGGATCATCTTTTGATTCTTTAGGAAGAAACATATCTTGTACATTGTCATCACTAAATTCTGGTAGTTTTTCACCTCTTCTTCTTTCTTCTATAGTAGGAAGACGGCGAATATCACCAGCAACACCTGCATTTCTTTGAGCTTCTCTTATTCTTTCTAAATCTTCTGCAGTTTGTTGGCGTCTAAATTGTTCCTCTAATAAATCATTATACTCACTTAGATCACCACCATATGTATCATCTACTGTATTTAAAAAAGGAGCAACCATTGCTTTGCCTGTTCTACCCAAACCCTCGGCAAGTTCTCTTGTAGATGGTCCACCTAAGATACCTCCAAAATCTAAAGCTCTGTCTAAAATACTTTTACTTTCTTCTTTTGACTTTGTAGGTTGTAATGCTTCTATAAGTGCGCTAGTTTCTCTTAAACTACCCGGTCCAGCTTCACCAACTCTCACTACAGATGGTAAATCAGAAGCTCGTTGACCAGAAAATCTAGGTTGATTAGCTTTTATCGAAGCCATATTAGCTTGTTGTACACTTGGAGGTCTATTAAATATAGAATTAATTACATCAATAAAAGACCTTCTATCTCCTCCACCCATTGGATTAGCAGCACCTCTTCCAATAGCTCCCCTAGTAGGATAAAAACTACCATCTGGTAGTCTAGGTCGTTGCCTAAGAATATCATTATTTTGATGTCTTTCTAAACTAGCCAAGCCACCTCTAATCTGTCCACCAGATTGACGAGGCACTACCTGACCACCTGCTTTATTCTTAAAGCCACCCAAGGCACCAAAGAGACCAACGCCTGTACCAAGTGTACCAAGAAGTTGTTGACCAAAGCTAGGCTGTGGTTGTTGTTGAGTTGTAACCTGATACGTTGATGGGGTGAATGGGAACCCTCGTACAAGAGATTGGAACTCCTGTAGTTGACGTAACGGAAACTCTCTCTGTTCTATAAAGTCTTTCTCAGCTAAGTTTAGTGCAGCTTGTTCTTGGGCCTGTTGAGCTTCACCAACACTAGAAAGCAATGCAAGTTCTCTTGCAGCTTGTGCAGGAACAGCTTCACCAAGACTTGAAAATAATCCAGCACCCGTTAATTGTCTTTGCTTTTCAGCTTCAAAAGATCGTTGAGCTTGTTCAAAAGCTGTAGCTAAACCTTTACTTTCAATATCATCAAGCTGACGTTGCAAGTTTCTTTGTGCTTCAGCCTCAAGAATAGCTGCTCTTGACCCGCCAAATGATCCAGCACCTACAGCCTCTGCTCTTAGTTTAGGTTCAATAACACTTTCAAACTGTCTAACAGTTTCTCTTTTAGCTTCATCAATAACTGGCCGATATACATCTTGTGTAAATCTTTCAAAATCTTCACCAGTAAAACCTAATGATCCAAGCCCAGCTTTTTCTTTAGCCTGTTGAAAGAACTGGGGTGATCTACCTAAGTCAGTTGAAGCAAGTCCCTGTCTTCCTAACGCTGCAAGACCAGTAAAAGCTTCTTGCTGTTCAGGAGCAAAGTCAGCAATTCTTGGACCAGTAAACTGATCGAAAGCTCTAAGCTGTTGAACAGTATCACCTGTATCTGGGTCTGTTGCATCTTCAAAGAACTGCGCCCTAGATGATTCTAATACATCTTGAATAAAAGGTTTAGTTATATCAAACCCTTCATTAGTTAGCTGTTGTGCGCTAACAGCAGTTGGACCACCGCCAAACTGTCCTGAACCACCAAAAACATTTGCTAATACACCCATTCTATTTTCTCCATTAACTCATTAATGATTGAAGAGCTTTACCACCATCCATCTCTGGAGG